CTTTCAGACACTAGCTGGCGATAAGGCTGATACTTATTTTGGATATAAATTATCTAAAGCAAAGTACGGTCCAGCTAAAGCATTTAAAGCTCTTGAGGATGCTAAGACTGAACAAGAGGTACTGCAGATATTAATCAATGAGTTTAGACGCTTATACCCAGAACCTTTTGAGTACACGGATTGTCACGGTGTACTACATAGTGATGTAGACTGGTTTGATATGCTTCAGCTTTATTGGAGTTGTGCTTATATGAAACGCAGTCTTGATGATGATAGTAGTTTTATTCAATTTGCAGCAGAAAGGAATGTATATGTTCTCTGAACCTTCTCGGATTATAAAGTTCTATAAATTACAAAACACCGGATGGTCTGATGGACAAAGCTGGTTCACAATCTACAATGAAAGACGCTTTGATACATTTGAACAAGCTAAAGAGTCTTTCAAGAATCATGAAAACGACGATCCTGACATTAAGTGGCGAATAGTAGAGGTTATTGTTTATACTTACTGTCAAGATAAAACACAACCTGAACTCATGACACAAAAAGTAACACAAGAAAGGTATCTATATGTCAAACACGAACAATGAACTAGAAGACTCTTTGATCTATAGGTTAAGAAAACGAGCAGAGATTCGTAGAAGTATTAACTCTAGAAAGTCCGTACAAGAAGGTAAAGCTGATAGAATCTCTGATTTACTTGAAGAAGCAGCTGATGAGATTTATAGACTTGAAAACTTAGCTATTGAATTAGATGATCGTATTGATGACTTACAAAGAAGATTAGGTGGTTATGACTATTGACCTGTATAACGCAGAGGATAAAAAGCGAATACGTGAACTGTTGACTAAAGAGCAAAACAACCTTTGTGCTATCACAGGTTTACCTATTGAAGCAAGGCAGCACATCCTTGAGCATAAGCACGATGAAAACATGTTTGTACGTGGAGTGACAAGTAGACAAGCCAATAGCGCTTTAGGTGTAATCGAAAGAGTTTGGTTACGGTATCTTAAATGGTGGTACAATGGTTCGTTATCGCAGTTTTTAAGACAATGTGCGGACTACTTAGATAGACCACCAGACACTAGGTATAGGCACGATATGTGGATTAAGAAAATTAACACGGAGTTTACTAAGCTTAAAGAAGTTCAAAAAGACTCTGTGCTGTTAGCTATGAATCAAAGTGCAGGTAAGAATGCCGTTGAACGTAAGAAATTATTTCAACGTGCTTTGTTGACACGCAGCTATAGTTATGATACAATTCGCAACATCATCAATAATGAAAAGGAGCCTTGTGAAAATTAAAGTACTTAAATGCAATGATCACTTATTGTGGTATGCTAAAAGAATCGGAGAAGAATTTAAAGTAGAATTCATTGAAGATAAAGCATATTGGGCACGAGAAGGTGGACAATTCAATGCTCTAAATTGGATTAAAAAAGAAGATGCAACAATTACGGAAGGTAATGTAGAATGAAACACAATGAAATGATCGTCGAGCAAGTGATTCGATTAACTGGTGCTGGTCTTGCTAGTCGAGAAGTCGCAAGTAGACTTAACATCGGTAAAAGCACTGTTAACGATATTTGGAATCGTTGGATTGCCGCTCCTAAACCTTTCTATAATCCACAGGATGTAGCTTTAAATCCGCAAGGACCAAAGATTTTAGTTTTCGATACTGAAACAAGTTGTCCTTTGGTGTTTGCCTTTGGTCGTAGAAAGCAATTTATCAACGATCAAGCTATTTACAAAGAAGGTGGTAGGATTCTTTGTTTTAGTTACAAATGGTTAGGTAGTGATAAAGTGTTTAGTCACTGGATGTCACCTCAAGAAATTGAAGATAATGATGACAGTCGGTTAGCGTGCATTCTTTTTGGATTGTACGAAGAAGCAGATGCTGTTGTAGGTTACAATCTACAAGGCTTTGACGATAAGGTAGTGCAGACTCGAGCAATTGCTTGTGGTTTAGGTAAACTTCCTACTGTTAAGAAGATTGACCCTTACTTGCAAGCTAAAAAGAAATTAAAACTTCCAAGTAATAGTCTAGATAACGTATGTGCTTATTTTGGTTTACCGAGGAAAACACCTACAGGCATGAAACTGTGGGTAGATGTTCAATCAGGTGATGTTAAAGCAATGCAAGATATGGTAAAATATTGTGAGAACGATGTTAACGTTCTTATCAATGTTTATGAACTCCTGCAAGGCTTGGGGAATGTCAACACTGATTTCAACGCTGCTTTGTATTACGATGATAGCATTGTAAGATGCAGAACATGTGGAAGTACTGACGTAGAATTCACAGGTCGTTCTGTAAAAACAGCGGTAAGTACTTTTGAAGAAGTTCGTTGTAATGCTTGCGGAAGTGTTCATCGTACTCGCTCATCTAGCACTACAAAAGAAAAAAGAAAAAGCTTGATTGCTTGATGTAATTTTGCTATAATACTCTTATAGCATCTAGCTCAACACCCTCAGTTAATTCTGAGGGATTTTTTTTACATCCATATCTTGAAAGGGTATAACATGCAACCTTGGGTAAAATGGTTAGTTAACCACAATATGAAATTCATTGTATTCATCGTCTGGTTAATTGTACTACCAGCGTTTTTATTAGCTTACCTTGAAATCGCAGCAGATGATGCAATTGATGCTTTCAAAGAAATCAAGCAATTTAAAAAGGATTAATATGACTACAAATGATATCGAATACAATATCAGTGACTTTCAAATGGATTGTTACGCTTTCAACGAGATTGCAGGTAAGCACAATAAGACTTCTTTAAAAGATATTGATTTTCAATATAAACTTATCTTAGAAGAAACCAAAGAGATTAAAGAAAAAGGTATCGACAAGAACGATGTAAAAGAAACACTTGACGGTGTTATTGATGTAATGGTTACAGCCTTGGGTTTGATGCAAAAGCTAGAACATCTTGGTGTGGACGTTAATAAAGCCATGCGTGATACGGCTTATAATAATCTCACTAAATTTCCATCAAAAGAATACACTGCGATTAAAACAGCTATGATGTACGAAGAAGATGGTGTGCTTGTGGATGTGCATTACAACTCAGAATATGAGCTGTTTGTAATTAAGAATTGGAATGATAAGATCATGAAACCAATTGGTTTTGAATCAAACGATTTATCTAATTGCATTCCTGCAGAACTTCTGGGGAGTGGATTTGAAGATGAATAAGACCAATAAGTACAATAAGTACAAATTTGACAATGGAGTTATTTATGAACAAAAATACGATGAAACAGGTGTTTGCCGTGGATGTGCTTTTCGTAATGATTCAGACGCTTGTATAGAATCTCAGCGTTACGTAAATTGTGCAGAAAAAGATATTATCTGGTTAAAAGTTGAAGAGGAAGATATGAAATCAATCACACAAGAAATCAAAGACTGGAAAGCTGCCGATGAAGTTACCGTACAAAAGCCCGGCACTAAATACGATCAAGGTAAGTTGCAATATACATTAGTACCTCCGTATGCATTACAAGAAGTTGCACGTAATCTGACTGAAGGCTTAAAGAAGTACAAAGAGCGTAATAACTGGCAGAAGGTAGAAGGTGCAGAGCAACGTTATATGGATGCTCTTATGCGGCATTTTGAGGCCATTAGAAGGGGTGAAATCTATGATGTAGATAGCAGTGACCCAACCATCAGTCATATGTCCGCTGTAGCCGTTAACGCTATGTTCTTGCTGGAGTTTATGTACAACCCTGAATTAAAGGAAAACAAATGATTTTACTACAGACGATTAGCTTTTTAGTTCTACTTGCTTTGATTGCTTTGATGTATATTTGTACAATTAGATTAATAAAAGAACATAAAGAGTTACAAGAAGAAACAGAAGAAGAGGGTTGTGAAAATAAAGATAACCTTGATTTAACCAATAAGCAGTGATATAATAAGACTCCGTTTATTCTGAAAGGTAGTAAAATGAATAATACAAAATCAAACAAAAAGACCCGCCCAAATGCAATCGTAGCTTTATGCATTG